GGCGTATACGCCCAACGCTTGGACACTGTTCACGGTCGTCTGCGACGAACCGGCGAACAAGGTCCGTTTCTACCTGAACAAATCGTACGAAGAAGTTGCTTGGACGTCTGGCTTGACGTCCGTGGCCGCTGGTCCGAACGTGCTTGCCGGTTACACGGTTTCCGGCTCGGCGTCCGGGCCGCTACCGAGTGGAAGTCGGCTTGCGACTGCCATGGGTATCAACGCAGCCTTGTCTGAAGCGCAAGTAGGTGCCTTGTACGACGCCCTCAAAGTACGGTATACAGACTTACCTTAGCACATATTCAGCGGTGTTCGTCATGGTCGACCAACGGGAGGAAGGCATGCATACGCCCAAAGTCGAGCTAAAAGACAGCATCGACTACGGCCAGATACTGCAAATGGCCATGACGGTACTGTCGATCCTTGGTGTCGGCATCTTCGCCGTGTCCACATGGGCGCGCAACGACTATCTGTTGCGCCTGCATGACGGGCGTCTCGACAAGCACCAAGCGACAATCGAGCTGTTGGTCAACGCCAACACTGTGTCGACCGAACGTCAGGCACAAGTCGGCGCCGCCGTCGCGGAGTTCCGCGCCGCCATCAATCAGACGCGCGAAGACGTCGCGTCCATCAAGGGGCTATTGCGCCAGCAGCAAAAGGACAGACTACAGTGACGCACCGCAACATCAACCGGGCCGGGCAGGAACTCATCAAGTCCTTCGAGGGCGAGGTGCTGTACGTCTATGACGACATGGTCGTCGGGAAAAACGGCATATACCCGGAGTGGACGGGCTGGAAGCCGAAGGGGACGCTCACCATCGGCATCGGCCACACGAACGACGCCGCCCACCCGCTGAAGATCAAGCAGGGCCTTCGCATCACGCATCAACAGGCGCTCGACATTCTGGACGTCGACCTTGACGAATGCGAGGACGAAGTGTCGCGGTCGATCAAGGTGGACCTTACCGACAATCAGTTCGCCGCGCTGGTAGCGTTCCACTTCAACACCGGCCGCGTCACTCCCGGCCCCAAACAGGCGACGTTCGTCAAGGCGCTCAACCGGGGCGAATACTCCGCCGTCAAGCCCGGCCTGTTGCAGTACGTCAAGGCGCGTGACCAACATACGCAGGAGCTGGTGACGCTCCGGGGGCTCGTGCGTCGTCGCGAGGCCGAGGCCGCTCTGTTCACACGGAACGCCGTGGCGCCTGTCGTCGATCCCATCATTCAGAAGCCGCAGGAGCCCAAGGGCAACGTCGTCCCCGAGCCCCCGGCGCAAGACGAACCGCTCACCAGTTCGGGTGTCATGCGGGGCGCGGCGGGCGCGGCGGTGCCGGCCGGCGGCCTCACGGTCGACAAGGCCATGGAGGTCGCCGATCAGGCGCAGAAGGGCTTTGACTACATTCAGGCCGGCACTGTGTTCGGCCTGTGCTGCGGCGTCGTGATCCTCGGCGCCCTCGCCTACGTCTACTATTCGCGGGCCAAGGCGGCGGACAAGCTGCCCCGGTGGTGGCCCGCATTCCTCGGGGGTTGACCGTGAACACCATCGCCGCCTACATCATCGCCGCCGCAGTCGTAGCCGGCGCTGCGGCCATCGGCGGCGCGTACTTCCTCGGCCGGCACGACGAAAGCGCAGCGCAGCAGGCGCGGACGTTGCAGCAAACACTCGATGCGCTGCGCGAAAGGAAGAAGATCGATGAACGTCTTCAGGGTGCTTCTGACGATGATCTGTGCCGCGCCCTTGGGGGCGTGTGGCGTGACGACCGGTGCGAGTGAGGGTTTCTCCCGGCTCACCCCCTCGCCGTCGACGCGGGCATACATCATCAAGACGGATCGGCCGTTCGCCGAGCAGGTCGCGGCGCACAATCAGTACGGTGCGTCACAGGGCTTGTGGAAGTAGCCCGGCCGGGGTATAGAGGCGGGGTTAGCGGTGACGCGCGCCGGGTCCCATGCTCCCCGGTGCCAGAAGGCCCCCGGTTCTTCCTCGCCGGGGGCCTTTTCTTTTGCCGGCCGGGGGAGTAGGTTGGCCTCGCGCAGGGCAAGGCGCTTCCGGGGGAAAGGTCGTCGGCTTCAGGGCCGGCGGCCTTTCTTTTTGTCTTGGGAGCGTCGCCAGTCATCGAGGTCAACGATGCGACACGATTCCGGTGGCGTGAAGTGCCGCCGGCCGCCGTGGACCTTAGAGCCGGCAACCGCCCGGCGCTGCCTGATCGCGAGCCATTCTGCGAACGTCCGGTAAGGCACGGCGATCAGCTCGCCGGCCACCTTGACGACGTAGAACATAGTCACCGCGCCCAAACCATGTACGCCACGAAGATAAGGGCGAGCAGAACCACGGTTTGCCCGGCGACTTCGGCCCAACCCATGGTCGGGGCTTCGTCGCTCACCCACACGGGCTTGATCTCGCGCTCAGGACAGCACGCCAGCTTGCCCCGCTCCCGTATCGCCACCAAGTCCTCGTCGGGCTTGTACGACAGGCGACCGCACCCTTTGCACTCGTATGCACGTCTTGACATGACTTCAGCCCTTCCGTTAGATATCCATCAGCCCGCTAACCGCGAGCGCCACAACGATCATACAGGCCGCCCCTCCCACGAAGGAAGGCCAGTGTATGGCGAACTCCACCGTCATCGCTTGTCCCCTTCCTTCCCGTACACCATGGGTATGTCGAGCACGGCTTTGTTGTAGTCCTGCCAGCTAGCACGCCCGCCGCGCAACGTCGTGTCCGCTTCGTGGTAAGCGGTCAACACCCGACGCAGCGGCTCCGGCCCCTCTTCGCACAGCAGCCGGTGTGCGTCGCTGCCCATAATCAGGTCGTACAGCTCGGCGCCTCGATCCCGGCGGCGGTGGTTGAAAGCGTTCCGGTGGGCGTCACTGCAAAACGCCGCCGTAGTCCGCTGCGTCGTGAACGCCACGCCACATTCCTTGCATGTTTTCTTGAGCTTCATGGTATCCTCACTCGTACAGCGGTGTGCCGCGCAGGGTCGTACCCCGCGCCATGGTCGACGCGACGGCCGTGAGTGCTTCGTCGTTCGCCTTAACCCCGGCCGGCGCGAAGCGATAGCAGACAACGGCCCCGTTCTCCGACAGGACTTCGTACAGCCACGCGCGGGGCTGGCGCACTGCGTCGGCGGGGTTCTCAGCGACAAGGTCGTCATGCGCCGGCCCGCACAGGGCCTCCGGGTCGCCGCCGAAATGCCGGATCATCTGGCGCCAGCAATCATCCAGCGTGCGGCGGTGGATGTTGCGCAGCGGCCGGTGGGCTACCTCGGCCTGCCACCGGCCCACGGCCCAAGCAATCGCCTCCTCATCGGTCATCTGATCGCTCCTGTTTAAACGAGTACGATAACGATTTCGTCGCGCTTCGTGTCGTTGTTGATACGACGCTCGCACTTTATCGAGTATTCCCCGACCTGTACAGCGTGTTGCAGCGCCAGCTCGATTTTACTGCGTAGCGCCGGCTCGGTCTGCTTCTCGTATATCGGGTCGTACGCCCGCAACGCGAACACCCCCGCCTTGACCGACATGCCGCCGACACCCTGCGCCTGCATGTAGTTTAGCATGACAGACGCAATGACGCGCTTCTCCGCGCCCGCCGCCGTCGACAGATCGACCGGCTTCAGCACGCCCACTAGATCATTCGTCGCGATACGCACGGTATCCCAACGGAACCACCCGAGCGCGTCGCTGCCCTTCTCGAACAGGTTGGCCTTGGCGCTATCGACCCGGACATAGCCGGCCGGGTTGCGGATGCCGAACGCCGCCGCGTCGTCTAGGTCCATTGACGACATGCGGAGCGCGATGCGCAAGCCGTTCGTGAGCGCCGCCGCGCCCATGATCGGGTCGACACTGCCCGCCTCGTGCTTGCCGCTCCCCTTCGTCGTGTGGTGGAGCAGCAGCCCCGCGCTGTTCGTCTCGACTGCCAGCGTGTTGAACGTGTCGGCAAGGAACTCCATATGCTCTTGGTCCATGACGTTCAACGAATGCGCGGACACAAGCGGATCGATGGAGAAGATATCCGCCCCGTTCTCGACGATGACTTGGCGCATGTACAGCAAGTCCTCGGCGTTGATCGTCGGGTCTTGCATGTTGCGCTTGGCGAACTTGAAACGTCGTTCGTTGCGCCCGATCAGCACAAGACGTTGGCTGACTGTGCTGAAGTCGAAACCGTACGACGCGCATATGGCGTGCAACTTCCGGGACTGCTCCTCGATATCGTCTTCCGCGTTGTACACGACGGACGTCAGAGGGCGGCCCGGCTCGGCGAGGGTGAAGGGGCCGAAGCCTATGCCGTGGGCGAAGTGAGCGAACGCCGCCAGCGTGGCCGAAGACTTGCCGGCCGAGCCGGCCGCCGCGAGCATGGTGGACGCCCCCCGCATCAAGAGCTTGTGGGCCATCCACGGCCGAGGGCGTATGCTGGTGATGGGAAGCGCGTTGCCCCGGTGGATGCCGGCCGCACGGGGTTCCTGTGGCTCCCGTTCCACCGCTTCTACCGGGGGCGGCTCTATCCGCGTGACGTTGCCAAACACGACGTCGGGTGTCGCCGCTCCCCGCGAACCCTTCCCGTACTCGGCCGCGTGCTGCACCATAGTGAACAGCTCGGCCATATCCCACGGCGGTAGGCAACTGTCGTTCCAGTTCTCGACTAGCAGCGTGTGTGCTGTCTCCTCGGAAAGCGCGAAGTCCCGCACCAACTTTACTGCCACCTTGTACGTGTGGTCATTGCCGCCCTGCCCCTCGATGGCGGGGGGCTGTTGCTTCAGCCACACCAATGCGTGTTGGATGGACCGTTCGTCGTCAATGTCGACGTCATGGTCAAGGCGCACCCTGCGCTGCCCGGCCGGCTCAAGACAGTAGCCGATAGACACGGGTATCTCGGCAAACGGCTTATTCGTGACTATCTCGTAATAGCCTGCGGCCTTGACGTCTTTCCCGACCGCTCTCGCCGGATCGACGTACGACCCCGGCCCCACGACATAGCCGTGCGCCGAACGCGTGTCGATGCCGTGCACAAGCCCCGTGGTCGACCGTGTGTTTGGCCCCATGAAATAGCAGTGATAGCCGCCAGTCGGCGTGCGTACGACGAACGTGTCATAGTGCCCGCCCAAGCGGGTGTAGTTCTCCAGCCCCGGTTTGCCGTCACGCGTGTCTATGTCCACGACGACCATGTTGTCTGTCGCGATACCTATGTTGTAGTCCGGCCGGTCATTCCACCACGTCATTATGCGCCCGGCGTCCGTCGTCGCTTCAGCGTAGAAGCGCGAGACGGCCGGTTGCTTACTGAACGGGATGATAGGGAAAACCCTTAGCCCTAGCGCCGCCGCAGCTAGAGCGTGGTCCACGGGGCGCATTGGCGTCAGCCGACGTCAACGATACGATACGTGTGCCGTCCGTTGCCCACCACGATTTTCTCCCCCTTAAGCCTTTTGTTGATGCGGTGGACTGTAGACCCGACAGCCTGTTGCGCCCCGCGCTTACCTACCGTCTCGTAGTCACGGTTGGTCATGCGCTCGTAAAGCACAACTATGGCGACGTCCGTGTCTTTGCCGTGCTCTCGCAATACTTCAAGCACAATCTCGGCTCGCGTCTTCATTTTACATACCTTTCGTCTTCCCACGCCGCGACCGCTACGGGCAAATCACTAAACCAGTCTTCACGTACCGACATGAGTTCGGCGAAGTATTCCGCCGAGCCCCTGTAGTTGCTGCCTGCGACAGATGCGAAGGGCTCGGCCAACAACTCGTCATGAACTGTCAGGACCAAGGGGTAGCCCTCGCGCTCAACGCGGAGCATGGCCCTGTCCATCACACACCGCGCCGTCGCCTGTACGATGTTCTCGCACTGCAACCCGCCGTACAGATAGCGGAAGCCCCATTGTCCTGTCTTCCGGTCTTTCCCTTGGTACCAAACTGTGCGGCGCAGACGGTCGTATTCCTCGCCGTTTTTGTCGACAAGCGTCTGCACCGTCTCGCGGATGAACGGCGCGTTGTAGCACATGAGACGCCCGCTCGGCAGGCGGCAGTACAACACGTTGTCCTGCACCATGTAGCAGACACGTCCGCTGTACACCCACACCGGACGTCCGGGGCTGTCCACGGCCTCTATGGCTGCGTCTTGCAGCTCCCACCACCCGGCCATTATCTTCGCGTTGGACTTCCGCCAGTTCACGACAATGCACTTGATGGCCGCCCACTGCATCGGCGGCAGTCCTGCCTTGTCCTGCGCCTTGGCGTACAGCGCCAACGTGCTGTCCCATTGCTCCTCCGACACGGTCGAGCGGACGGGGACGATCAAGTCTTCTGCCCGCACTAGGTATGTCTGGCCCATGATGACGAACGCACCGACGCCGCCTTGATAGCCAAGCGCCAGTTCAGGCACCTTTCCTTGAGCTTGACGCTCGGCCTTCGTGACGTCCTTTATATCCTTGCCGACGATCTTCGCCGCCGTGATCTTGTACAGGTCGGGGCCGGTACCGGCGTCATAGGCGCGGAAAGCCTCAAGCTTCCACTCTTCGCCCGCTAGCCATGCGTTAATGCGGCCTTCGATGTTGGCGAAGTCGCCGCCCACGAACCGGCGTCCGGGCCGCGCCACGAACGTCGCGCGCAGGGCCTTGGACAGCGCCACCAGCGGCTTGCCCGTGGCGTACTTGATGATTGCGAACGCAGACTTTGCGGACTGAGGCTTGGTAAGTTCCGACACGACCGTGTCGACGATATGCTGTTCTTTCTCCGCGTCGACGCGCGGATAGTTCTGCGGCTGCACGAGACGCCCCGCCCAACGTCCGGGGCCGGCGCCGTGGTACTGCAACAGCCCGCGCAACGAACCGTCCTCACAAACGCAGTCGTTCGTCTTGTCGTACTTGGCGACTGACGTCTTGGCCGCTTCCTGTCTGAGTTCTATGACTTCGCGTATGTCTTTACGCCCGGCGTAGTCTGCCATCAAAAGCAATTCATAGTGGTCGCCCTTGCGCATGCTCTCGCACGCTACGCCCTGATCGTTAATCCACTGTACGATTTTGCCTACTTCCGTACACCTCTTGACTGCGCCGCCTTCTACTTCGCCGTTCACCAGCTTGCCACCGGTTAGCAGGCGCATACGCTTGTCGGCCTCGCGTTTTGCGAGAACGATCACGTCAGCCGCCATGTTAACCATGACTTCGTCGACGCCAATCCCCCGGTCATTGATGCGCTGATCTAGCTCCCACACTTCGCGCTCGTGCGGCGACAGAGGCATAAGCACCTCGTCCGCGCTTTCCTCGGTCAACACGTCCCGGTCGCAGTACGCCATAAGGCGTTCGATGTTCTCCGGGCTATCCCACCATATGCACGTCCCGTCTTCCATGATCTTGCGCGGGCGCATCATCTTGCGCATAAGGTTGTAGCCTTCCATGTCTTTCTGAAACGGAAGGTTCAACACCTTGGCCAGATCGTCCAAGCCGCCGGGTAGTCCAGACGCCAGCGCGCGGGACAGCGTGCAATCCATCTGCTCAATACGCAGCTCGGGCCAGTGCGGGACGATGGTCCGCCGCAACATTGCCCATATCGTGCGCTCGAATATCGCATTGTGCGCGACGAACGTCCCGCCTGATTGAATGTGGTTGAGAAGAGGCACCGGGTCCGGCCAGCCCGGACGCCAGCGAAACACCAGCTTGTGCCCCAGCGACCACGACAGACACCAAACCCGTGTTTGCGGATGCTCCGCGTAGCGGTGAACCCCGGCCGACTTCAAGTCGACCGGGCTCCCCGTTTCAAAATCGCCGTGGGCACGTACCCCGTTGTGCATTTCAGACGCCGCGCCTTAACGATTGCTTGAGGTAATCGGACAGCTTCCAGCGGTGAACGCGGTAAGCCACCGTGACGTCAGAGTGTAGGGCCGCGTCCCGCCCTACGCGAAACCCGGCGGCTTGGTGGCCGGGCGCAGGAGCGGCGCGTTGGGCGGGTTGGGCGGCGTCGGGGCCATGCACGCGCCGTCCGTGTCGCCGTTGTCGCCGTCATTGCTGACGTCCACGCCGAGGCAGTGCATGTCCTGCCCCAGCGCGTTGAGGCGCGCCTGTGCTTCGTCGCGGCGCTTCAGCGTGGCGGCCATGTCGTACATGAGTTTGTCGAGCGACTTCTGCGCGTTCACCAGCGCGCTCTTGCCGACGTAGTATTCATTGCGAAGGGCCTTCGCCGTCTCGGGGGAAGCTTTACCGAGGCTCATGTGCGTATTCTCCGGGTAGTGAGGGTGCCGGTCGATGTGTCGCGCCGACGACCGGCAAACGGCGGTCACAGGAGGGCAGGCGAAAACCCCCCTTCGACTTCGTCAGCCGCCGTAGCGGCGTGTCGGGTCGTAGCCGCCCGGCTGGCCGCCGGGGATCGAGGGCAGGCCCCCGTAGCCGGGCGCCGGGGGAGGAGCACCGTAACCCGGAGCCGGCGGCGGGGCGCCATAACCGGGGGAGGGAAGGGGCGGGGGCGCGCCGTAGCCCGGAGCCGGGGGCGGAGCGCCATAGCCCGGAGCCGGGGGCGGAGCGCCATAGCCGGGCGCGGGCATGTAGCCGGGGGCCTGCGGAGCGGACGGGGGGTAGTAGGCGCCCACGCCCTGCGGCGACATACCCGTGGGAACGGGGGCCTGCCCGAATGCGGAGGGCGGCACGGCCACGGGGGCCTGCACCTTGACGCCCGCGAACGCCTGCTTGGCGTCGACGGCGCCGCCCACGGCGAGGTTCGTATCGTCCGCCACGACCATGATAGCCTGAATGCCGAAGCGCGGGCCTTTGTTCACGTTCGCTTTCTTGCCGGACGGATAGGCGTTGACGACGCAGATTGCCCACACGCCGCCGTGTACCTGCGCCGGGTTGACGATGACGTTCCCGAGATGGTCCTGCACGATGGGCTGGTACTGCGACGACGCGGCCGTGAACACGCCGCCGGGCGTATACCCGGCATACTTCGTCTTCTCGGCCTGTTGCCGGAAGGGGTTGCGCAGTCCGTCGAACCACGGGGGTTGCAGGTAGGCATTCCACGTCGCGCCGGGGAATTCCTTGGCGACGCAGTCGAACAGGGGCTGGTAAAGGACGCTCAAGTCCTGCCCCGGCACCCACAACAGCGTCACGCCGTGCTTTTCGACGGACGACGGGTCGTTGCGCATACCGGGCTTCTTCTCGAACACGGCTTCCGTGAAGGAGAGGCGCACCAGACCGGACGTGTAGTTACCGTTCGGCTTGCCCTCCTTATCGAAGCACGGCGCGGGCGGGTTCATCGCCATCATCTGGCGTATCCAGTCGTCGCCCACGATACTGTCACGTACAAGGGTCGTTTGCATTATTCTGCGCTCCTTACTTGCCGGGAGGGGCCAACGTCACGACGTTCGCGAACATCGCCTGTGCGCGGTTCACTTCGGGTCGCGGATCGGTTTCAGGTGCCAAGGTGTACTGTATGTTGCCGTTGGCGTCTCGGTTATCTTTCAGAGTGTAGTTGTCGAGGAGAAGCCGAGCCGCCTCGGCCGCTGCCTTCAACGTCGGGTATCTGCCTGTACGATGAAGCGCGCGCTTCATCTCGTCTTCAACTTCCGTTATCGTCGCCATGCTGTGCGACACCAGCAACGCCGGGTTTGCGCCCGTCTCGCCGGCCAGCCATTCGGCCGTCTGCGCGACACCGCGCGGTGTCGGGTCTTGCAAGTCCCATTGGCGCCGGCCTTGGCTCTCGACGACCTTGAAGCCCGGAACCTTCGCCCCGCGCATCGCTTCCGCGTACGCCCTGTCTTTCGCCTGACGGAAGTATGCGCGTATCAATTCCTCCCCCGCGAGCAGCCGCCCGAGTTCAGGGAGAGACAAGGCGCTGACGTCGACAAGGTTCGCTTGGCGTGGGCTCGACCCCATGACGTTCTGCATGAGCTGTTCGTACGCCGGGCACACCAACTTGGCGTCACAGTATTTGCATGTGACTGCGGACGGCGCGTACTTCGCCTTGTCGCCTTGCGCCTCCTGAATGGCCGACGCAACGCGCTCCTCGTACTTCGCCAGCCCCGCAAGGTCCGTGTTCCATGTACGTACAGGACCGTCCGGGTGGTAGGCCCTCGGTTGAACCACCTGCAAGGTCACACAATCGATGCGCCCTTGCAGGCTCTTCGCCCCGCCGGCCCCGTAGAACATCAACTGCTCGTTGTCCTCGGCCTCTACGGCGTCACCGGCACCGTGCTTGAAGTCGACGATGAACAGCCAGCCGAGCCAAGGGACGTATATCATGACGTCCGTCGTCCCCCACGCTTCGTCAAACGCGAAGGGGAGCGGGAACTTAAACGCCGTCTCGACGTAAACGTCGACCCGGTCAAAGGTGTCGATGATGCTGAAGACGTGGTCGAGCGCCGTCTGCACGCTCTTGATGCGCACCGAGTAACTGTCTTCCCGGTACTGCCACTTGGGGAGGAAGGTCATAAACGCGACTTCCGCCGAGCGGATACGCGACCGCAGCGCCAAGTCTAACAGCTCGTGCGCTTCCGTCCCGTCCAACGCGAAGTTGGACGGGGGGAGAGGGGGCACGGCGGCGATCATGCGCGGGGACATGGTGCACCGGAGCCACCGGTACGCCCCGCTTCCGCCGAACCGTGCGTGTTGTCTGTCGCCGTGCCCCGCCACGTCACGCCCTCCGGGCCGGCGGGGCGCCCTTGGAGCGGAAGTAGTCCGCCGCCCACGACAGTTCCTGATCGGCCAGCGACGGCGCCGGCTTGCCGCCGACGTACGACATGACCGCGTCGACCGCGTCGACGCCGTACATGTCCTTGTACGCCTGCATGAGGCCGAGCATCTCCTGCTCGCGCTGGTGGCGCCCGTTGTCAGAAGGGGATGCCGCAGGAGTGGGAGCGGGGGGAGGCGCCGGGGTCGGGGACGGGGCCGGGGCATACTGCGGAGCAGGGGCCGCCATCGGCGGGGCATACTGCGGCTGGGGGGCGGCCGGCGCCCCATACTGAGGGGGCTGGGGGGCGGCCGGCGTCGGGGCGGGGGCGGCGTACTGGACGCCGGGCGCCACCTCGGTCACGGGCGCGCCGTCCGGGCCGAAGTTGTGAAGGATGAAGTTCTTCGCGTCACGGGGGCCGAACGGCCCCACCATGATGAAGATGCCGGGATTGTTGCTCATTTCGGTTTCCTTTTGCCTAGTGATTTGCTAGGTGCGTAACTTGTTACACGTACCTTGAAAGCACGTCAAGCGGTGCCGCTTGCATATAATGCCCCTCAATACGTGCAATCGACGCCGTGTTCGCGGCGACGATACCGTTGACTACTTCGTCAATACTGTCGGCCAACGTGATAAAGCGGCCGTGAACTGTCTGTTTCTGCCCGATACGATGAACGCGCATTATGGCCTGCGCGTTGCCGGCCGGCGTCCAATCGCTCTCCATAAGGTCGATACGATACGCCGACGTCAGGGTAAGACCCGTGCCCATCGCCCGGATGTTGCCGATGATGACACGGCAATCGGGGTCGTTCATGAACGCGTGCTCTGCCTCTTCCTTGTCCCGCGACGACGTCTGCCCGGTGAACAGGCGGCAGTTGATCCCGTGTTGGCGCAGGATGTTGTAGACGTTCTGCAACGCGGCAACGTGGATGCCGAATACCACCCGCTTCGCATTCTCGGTGGCGAGTTCGTCTAGCAGCATATGCGCGTACGGTACGGACTTAGCCTCGCCGATCAGGCGGCGCAGTGTCGCAACGTGCTGACTGTCCAGAAACGACAGGCCGCCCGCGTCGAGCGCGTTGACGATAGCTTTCGCCAGTCCGGGGAACTCAAGCAACATCTGCTTGATGAATTCGGTATTGCCGTCCAGATATGCCGACGTCAGGAAGATCGGCGGGAGCTGGAGGCCGACTTGGTCTTTCGTGCGTCTGATCGAATTGTTCTGTATGAGCGACTGAAGTTCGGCGACCATCTCGGGCTTGGCTTCGCACCGTATGCCGAACGCCCCGCGCCTGACGTTGAAGTACCGCGCTATGAACGCGTCCTGCGACAGGGGCATGCACTTGCACATGCGCAGGAACGTGTAGATATCCAGCGGGTCTTTCGCCATGGGCGTGCCCGTGATGTGATACGCCCTGTCGGCCCACTCCAGTATTCCGTTTTTGCCCTGACTGTCTTCCCCGAGTATGGCCTTGGACCGCCCGCTAGCCGAGTTCTTGAGATAGTGCGCCTCATCCAGCATAAGCGTGTGTATGGGCCGCCCAAGAACGATCTGCCCCCAATACTTCGTAGCCATCTCGTACGACATGACGATGGTGTCGTATCGGTCGCGTTGCCACGCCCTCAGATCGTGGAACTTCGTGGCCTTCACGATACGACGTTCGTATACCCCGAACTTCCTGAATTCCTTGATCCAGTTCGTCCGCAAATGCGCCGGCACGATAATGACGTTGCGCACCGAATACAGCGCGTCGAGCGTGCCTATGCCTGTTGCGGTCTTGCCGACGCCCATCTCATCGTGAAGCCCGTAACGAGCGCGGGGCGCGCAGTGGCGCACCCCGTCTACTTGGAAGTTCATTAGACTTAGCGGAGCGTGGACAGGCTGCATCACTTGACCTGTGTGAGAATGAACAGCGCCGTGAATGCGATGACTGCCACGCTGGCGCCGGCCGTGAACGCGGCGACGAAGTCGATCAGCGGGATACCAAAAACGTATCGAGCAGCGGGCTTGCCACCCACGAATTCAGGATGCGGATAGTGTCTTCGCGCGATACCGGCCCGCCGACCGGCACCAGTGCGCTCGGTCCAGCGTGCCAAGGCTTCTGGTACGGCGTCCCGATGACGTCCATGTACACGACGAAAATATTCGTCAGCCTCTCCGCTTCGTTCACCATGTCGAACTGCTCGGCCGTCAGGGTGTGCACCACCAACGTCGAGTTCAGCTCCCATGCGTCGCGGATGTTCTCCGGCTTCATGCAGAGAAGCGAACTCAGTCTCGACCCGGGCAAGGAAATAGTCGGGTATTTCCCGCCCGTCGACGAAATGCGCTCCGACAGGATTGACGCCGCCGTCTCGTTCATCTCGTGATCGGGGCCGATAATGCAGATGATCTTCATTCCTCGTCTCCATGGCTCATTGTCCTTCCTCGGACACCAAAACCTGCGCGCCGTACTTGCTGATTAGCGCGGCCTCTGCCCTGTCGTGCTTGATGCCCCCTTTGGGGCCGCGCCAGAGGTGGGAATAGGCGGCGCCGAAGACTTCGTTGACTTTGTCCTCGATCCCTTCCGTCCCTTCCGTCTTCCCGCGCACCTTCAGCGCGCGTTTCCAGAGCGTAGGGACGACAAGGCGGGGGCGCAGGCCCGCCGCCAGCGCCGCCGTATACGTGGCGCACGCCACCCACCCGAACGAGAACGCGGCGGAAGCCGACTGGCCTTTGCGGCCCCCGACGTCTTCCTGAAACACGCCGCGTATTCCGGTGTAGTAGGCCATACGGAACCATTCGAGCAGCGCCGCCTCGGACACCTCGCGCCGGGTGGACCGATTGACCTTCACCTCCACGACCGGCATGTCGATTATTTCCAGCGCCCCGGTATCGGTGTCGTACAGCGCGATTGCCCCGCCCAAGCCGGGGTCGATGCCGATAACCCTCATGACGTCTTGATCTCCCCGCGTATCGTGACGTGCACGTAAGGCCCGGTGTCGACGTCGGTATCTGCGCGTACGCTGTGGATGGAGTAGTTGACGTTGTCGGCGAAGGCGTGCGCCTCGATGGCCTTCCACATGGCGTCTTGCATGTGCGAAGGCCAGTCGGACATATCCGACGACACGAGCGCCGTCGTATTCACGATACAATCCTTGTACCGGTAGAACTTCTTCGCGACGCTGTCATACAGGACCGTCAAAGCTTCCTCCCCGGACGATAGGCGCCGACGTAGCCGGGGTTGGGTGCGAGGCCAAGAAGGGCCACCCCTTCAGCCATGGTGACGGGGGCGAACCCGAGCCGGGCACGAAGAGCCCTCTTCGCGCCTTCGCTGTACGGCCCCAGCACCACCCACGCCGTGACGCCGGCCACGTCCTCTGACGTCACGCCGGGGCTATCCGTCCGATGGTCGATGATGAAAGGCGAAAGCCCCGTCTCCGAGCCCTCCAGCCCATACGTTGCGACTTCATCGAAATACGCCGACCAAGACGGCGCAAGCACCAAAACTTTCGCCATGCTTTCTCTCCTAGCGTACGTCCTGCCAGCGGATGTTGTCGATCATCTCCCGGTATGCCGGGCGTGTCGTCAGACGTCGCGTAATGCACGCGAAGCCAACGCGCAGAAGTGCGTCGCGCACGGCTTCACCCCGGAGCGCGTACCGTGTGCCGCCTTCGTCGTCGCGGACTACCATCGGCGAAAAAATTTTCATCCCCGCCCCCGTATCTGCGGATAAGGTCTGCGTCCGCCTTGGCCTTGCGTTCCGCCGCCCATGCCTCGCGCCGGGCGTGTAGCTTCGCCTGCGCGGCTATCTCCGGCGCCATGGCCGTCCGGCATTCCAGCAATGCCGCGACGCTCCGGCCTATCAGCCCGTCCAGTGCCGCCAGTGTGGCAGGAGCGCGCCTGCCGTACGTCTTCAGGTCCGCCAAGTCCGCAGGCTTGACGCCCGCCAGCTTGGCCAGCGCTGGCTCACCTACGCCAAAAATTTCGCACAGATCGGCCAGTACGTACGCCACGCGTACCGGCTGGCACGTCGGCTTGTCTTCCTTGCGTGTCATGCTTGGCCTCGGGAGGGACGGGCACACATTCCGGCGGGTCGGGAGCGTTGACGTCCCAACGTTTGCGGCATACGGTACAGTGCATTTCGTCACTGTATTGCCTCGCCCCTGCATGCCCGTCCCTGCCCATCACATGCTCCTCACGGGTGTGAGATAGGTAGACCCGAGCATGAGCGTTCGCAGGCTCGGGTTGTATGTCAGCACGGGGGGTTCCCCGCGCTCGACACGCGCCGTCATGACCGCGACGTCGATGCGAGCGATAAGCTGACGACGGCGAGCCGCCACCATGGACCGCTCCCGGTGCTCCTGTGACGCGGCGGCGGCTCTGCCGTCGTCGGGGATCGTCGGGAAGGCCATGCGCCCTTTCGGCGCCCGGTATCGCGCCTTGATGTGGTGTGCCTCGTCCATGACGTATCCGCCCATCACTTGCCCCCGAAGTGCGCGAGGTAGGCCGCGAGCTGCGTCAGCTCGGCGGCGGCCTTCGCGACCGTGTCGCGCATGTACTGCGCCTGCGTGGCGTCGGGCGTGAAATGCGCCTTGTGCCCGACCTTGACGCAGTTCAGGTACGTGGTCCGGGACATACCGAGCGCCGTCGCGACGTCTTCGTCCTTCGCCTTGATGTAGTCCCGGAAGGCGTTCAACGCCGCCTTGCTGATCGCGCCCACGGGCGTGCCGTCCGGGAGCACAGGCGCCTTGGCCGGGCTCTTGCGGCCCTTGGGCTGCTCAACCGGAGCGGGCGGCGCCGGGAGCCCGGCCGGTGCCGTTCCCACGGGAGGCGCGGGCAGGGGCGGGAGCGGCAGGCCGGCCGGAGCGGCGGCAGGAGGCGCGGGCAGGGGCGGGAGG